TAACAAGCTTATCAGAAAAACATTTTTCTTATTATCACACAACTAAAAGATTAAAATAATGTCAGTAACATTTAAATCAGCCAACCATAAATATGAAAGTCTTGATCCTGAAGAGAAGATAGACTGGATTAGTGTAACTACTTTTGTAGGAATGTTTAAACAGAAGTTTGATGCTGTTGCTCAATCTATAAAATCATCACAGAATAAAAGATCTAAGTGGTATGGTATGGATCCTCTTGTTATTCAGAAACATTGGGGTAATGAAACTGACAGAGCTATTAAAGCTGGTTCTTGGTATCATGATCAAAGAGAATCTGATTTAATGTCTATTGACACTATACAAAGAGCAGGTAGGGAAATTCCTATTATCAAGCCAATATTTAATGATGGTATTAAGTATGCTCCTGTACAAAGATTGACTGAAGGAATTTATCCTGAACATTTTGTATACCTTAAATCAGCAGGTGTTTGTGGACAATCAGATAGGGTAGAAGTTATTAAGGATACAGTAGATGTTGTGGATTACAAGACTAACAAAGAGATTAAAAAAGAAAGCTTTGTTAATTGGGAGGGTAAGTCTCAAAAGATGGAAGGCCCATTAACTCATCTTGATGATTGTAATTTTAATCACTATGCTTTACAATTAAGTACTTATATGTATATTATATTAAAACATAATCCAAGATATAAGGTAGGTAAAATGTTTTTACATCATATTAGTTTTGAAAAAGAGGGAGAAGATCAATTTGGTTATCCTATTCTTAAGTTAGATTCTAATGGTGAAGTTATTGTAAAAGATATTGTTCCTTATGAAGTACCTTATTTAAAAGCTGAAGTAATATCAATGATTAATTATTTACAAGATAAGAAAAAATGAGTGATGAATATGAACACCAGTTATACTGGCTAACTTTTAATACAAGGCTCAATGAAGAAGAAAAAGCTATTTTATCTGAGCCTATATGCCTAGAGAAAAATGAAAAAGGTGATTGTTTACAGAGTGTTAAATTTGTGATGATTGATCAAAATAATATTAATCCACCTTTTTGTGAAACTATAAAAAATAAAAAATGATAAGATTATTTGATTTACACAATGGTAAGATTATTCCTACGGAGCACTGTTATACTATAGGATATCTTAAAGACATCATGGATGAATATCCTGAAGATTATTTATCGGTATATGCATTTCTATTTTACATGACTTGTCCAAATGAGGACCTTAATCCTTACTTCAATATGAATGAAGGAGAGAAAGAAGAAATCATCATGAGGGATGTTCGCGGTAACTTTACTACAGAAGATCCTTTGGTTATTACAGCTTTGAGTAATATGCTAGTAATGTTTACTACACCTACATCAAGAGCTTATACAGGTATAAAAATTGCATTAGATAATATGGGTGAAGTAATGGCTACAACTAAACCTACTTTTGGTAGAGATGGTTCAGCTACAGCCTTATTAAGAATTGCTGAAAAATTTGATAGTGTAAGACAATCTTACAAAGGAGTATACAAAGATTTACAAGATGAACAATCAACTAGAACAAGAGGTGGAGGCTCTTTAGCTTATGACATGTAGTACAGAAATGCAAGACTGGTTATTTCACTATAACCCTTACAAAAAAGAATGGTGTGCTTTCAAAAGAGACCAGCTTAATGATTATTTTAATGGTACTTTAAAAGATGCGATTATTTCAAAAAATCACCGTATCTTAGTGTCAGCTATTAATAAAGCTAATGGTGATGAACAAAAAATAAAACTTTTAGTAAGACTTGCTCAATTAAATGGATAGTTTCTTTTTTACAGATATACCCACATGGGAGAATGGTGTTTGGACTACTACAAGTTTTAGTACTCAGGAAGACTTTGCTCTTTTTATTAAAACATTATTTTTAGAACCAGGTAAGTATGAGTTTGATGACACTTCTTTTGTTTTTGCCAAAGAAGCTAAGAAATATCAAAAAGATGGATTCTATTGTGAAGCTGCTGTAAAAAGTAGGGACTACATTGAATACTGGGATGCCCAAAAAGCAAGATGTAGAAAAGGAGCTATTTATAAAAATAAAGGAAAGACTTGGTTTCTCACTAGAGAATACTATATGTGGTTGAACTTCCTACCTATTAATGATAAAGAGAAAAAGAAGTTTGATTTCCCTTCTGTAAGGGATGCTCAATATCACATGGCTCTGTATGAATTCCTTGCTGAGTTAAACTATATGCACTGTGCTATATTGAAGAAACGTCAGATAGCTTCATCATATTATCATGCCGCAAAGTTGATCAATCTTATCTGGTTTGAGCAAACTCCTATTCTTAAAATTGGAGCTTCACTAAAAGGTTATGTTCTTGATACTTGGAAATTCTTAGCTGAATACAAAAACTTCTTGGATTTAAATACAGCCTGGTATCGTGATATGAATCCAGGAAAACCTCTTGATTGGATGCAACAGATTGAAACAACCATTCAAGGAAGTAACAGAAAGACCATGGCTGGTTTAAAAGGAGTACTAAAAGGAACATCTTTTGAGAAAGACCCAACAGCTGGTGTCGGTGGGCCTTGTACTTTCTTTTTCCATGAAGAGGGTGGGATTGCCCCGCATGCTGATAAAACTTTAGGTTATATGAAGCCTGCCTTAAAATCAGGTTTAATTACTACGGGTGTGTTTGCCATTGCTGGTTCTGTAGGTGATTTAAGTCAGTGTGATCCGTTAAGAAAAATGATCATTCACCCAGAGGCTAATGACATTTATCCGGTGGAGTCTAACCTACTTGATAGTAAGGGAACATTTGGTAAATCAGGATTGTTTATTCCTGAGCAATGGTCTATGCCGCCATGTGTTGATGAGTTTGGTAACTCTAAAGTTGAGGAAGCTTTAAAGATGCTAGATGCTTATTTCATTCAAAAGAAAAAAGATTTAAGTCCTGAAGATTACCAGCTAGAACTATCTCAGCACCCGCGTAACATTGAAGAGGCTTTTGCTACAAGAACTGTATCCTTATTTCCAAGTCATTTAGTAGCTGCTCAAAAGAGGAGAATTGAAGAAAAAGAATATGTTACTGAATTTGTAGATTTAACTAAGAATTCAGATGGTACTTTTAATGTTGAAAAAAGCAGAAAGATTCCTATAAGTGAATTCCCGGTAACTAAATCTACAGAAGATAAAACAGGTGTTATTGTTATTAATGAAAGACCAATAGCTAATGCATCATGGGGAACTTATTATGCTTCTATTGACCCTGTTTCTCAAGGTAAAACTACAACATCAGAATCTCTATGTTCAATTTACGTGTATAAGATACCAGTAGAGGTAACTAAAGATGATGGTAAAGAAGTAACTACAAGTATAGAACAAGACAAAATTGTAGCTCATTGGTGTGGCCGTTTTGATGATATCAATAAAACTAATGAGAGATTAGAGCATATTATTGAGTATTACAATGCATGGACATTAGTTGAAAGTAATGTGCCCGGCTTTATTACTCATATGATCAAACAGAGAAAACAAAAGTATCTGGTTCCTAAGGACCAAATCACATTTAGGAAAGACATTGAGTATACCCAGTCCAATACAGAATATGGTTGGAGAAATACGGGTACTTTATTTAGGGCTCACATCCTACCTTATCTTATTGACTTTTGTAAAGAAGAACTTGAAGTAGTTCACAGTGATGACGGTAAGGTTTATAAAACTGTATACGGTATTGAGAGAATTCCTGATATCATGGCTATGAAAGAAATGCAAGAGTACAGAGATGGACTCAATGTGGATAGGTTAATTGCTTTAGGTGCACTGATTGCTTTTGCTAAAGTTCAAGAAGCTAACCGTGGTATTAAGAAGAGATTAGATAAAACAGAAAGAAAAAACTTGGAAAAGTCAAAAAATTTGTATAACTTTAGTAATAGTCCCTTTAGAAATATTGGGACTAACGGAAGTAATTTTAACAATAGACCGCCAAGATCACCATTTAAAAATTATAAATAACTGTTATGCAAGTAATTAATGCTATGGGCCTTAAAGCAGGCAAAAAAGCTGAATATAATAGAATGGGTTCTATTACTCAACCATTACAGTTCTTATCTAAAGAAGATAAAGATCCTGAATGGAAAGCATGGAACATGGACTGGCTTGAGTGGAATGGTCTTAAACAACTCCGTAAAAATGCTGGCAGGCTTATTAAAAACTATAAGATATCCAAAGGTACTATTGATAGATCTGATTATATTCCTGAAGATAGTAATGAGATGAAAGAGATTATTGATACATTGTCTCAACAAGATGTAACAGCTTTAGATCTTAAATTTTATCCTTTAGTTCCTAATATCATTAATGTACTTACTGCAGAATTTGCTAAAAGAAATACTAAAATTACATTTAGAGGTGTTGATGAGTATACCTATAATGAGCAATTAGAAGAAAAGAATAACCAAGTTACTGAAGTATTATTAAAAAAAGCTGAGCAAAAAATGCTTGCTAAGTTGCTTGAATCAGGTATGGATCCTAATGATCCTGAGATGCAACAACAAATGCAACAACAATTAGCTCCTGAAAATCTTAAGACTCTTCCTGAAATCCAATCATATTTTGATAAAGATTACAGAAGCATGTGTGAACAATGGGCTATTCATCAGTATAAAATTGATGAAGACAGATTTGCTATGGATGAACTTGAAGAAAGAGCATTTAGAGACATGCTTATTACTGACAGAGAATTCTGGCATTTTAAGATGAATGAAGATGATTATGATGTTGAGTTATGGAATCCAGTAACTACCTTCTACCATAAATCTCCTGAAGCTAGATATGTTTCTCAAGGAAATTGGGTTGGTAAAGTTGAGATGATGACAGTAGCTGATGTTATTGATAAGTATGGTTACCTTATGACTCAAGAACAATTAGAGTCTCTTGAAGCTATTTATCCTGTAAGATCTGCAGGTTACCCATTACAAGGTTATCAAAATGATGGATCTTATTATGATGCTACTAAGTCTCATGACTGGAATACCAACATGCCCGGCCTAGCTTATAGACAATACGTATCTATGTTTGCTAATGGCGGGGGAACTATTGGTGATAATGGTGGTGATATTATGAATTGGATACTAGGAGAAAGTGAAGACTATACTCCTATGGGATCATCTTTCTTACTAAGAACTACTACAGCCTATTGGAAGTCTCAAAGAAAAGTGGGTCATCTTACTAAAATTACTGAAGAAGGAGAAGTTCTTGTAGATATTATTACTGATGATTATAAAGTTAGTGATAAACCAATGTATGATACTACTCTTGTCCGTAATAAAACTAAAGATAACTTAATCTTTGGAGAGCACATAGATTGGATTTGGATTAATCAAGTATGGGGAGGTGTTAAAATTGGACCTAATCAACCTTCTTTCTGGGGTATGAATAATCCAGGAGGTATAAATCCTATGTATTTAGGGATTGATCAAAATACAATTGGTCCATTGAAGTTCCAATTTAAAGGTGATAATTCCCTATATGGTTCTAAACTTCCTGTAGAGGGTGCTATCTTCAATGATAGAAATACCAGATCAACTTCTATGGTTGATTTAATGAAGCCTTTCCAAATTGGATACAATATGGTTAATAACCAAATTGCTGACATCCTAGTAGATGAGATAGGCACTGTAATCATGCTTGATCAGAATGCATTACCTCAACACTCATTAGGAGAAGACTGGGGTAAGAACAATTTGGCCAAGGCTTATGTTGCAATGAAGAATTTCCAAATGCTACCTTTAGATACATCTATTGGTAATACAGAACATCCAATTGCTAATCAGGCTTTCCAATCACTTAATCTGGAACAAACACAAAGATTATTATCTAGAATTCAGTTAGCTAATTACTTTAAACAACAATGTTATGAGCTTGCAGGAGTTTCTCCTCAAAGATTAGGTCAACAAATTGGCCAAACTAATACAGCTACAGGTATTGAACAAGCAGTTGTGGGATCTTATGCTCAAACAGAAATTTACTTTATACAGCACTCAGACAGATTAATGCCTCGCGTACATCAGATGAGAACTGATTTAGCTCAGTATTATCAATCTAAAAAACCTTCTATTAGATTGCAGTATATGACTTCAGCTGGTGAGAAAGTTAATTTTGAGATGAATGGTACCGATCTGTTATTAAGAGATATCAATATTTTCTGTACAACTAAAGCTAATCAAAGATCTATTCTAGAACAAATGAAACAATTAGCTGTAAGTAATAATACAGCTGGTGCTTCTATTTATGATTTAGGTACTATTATGCAGACTGAATCTTTAGGTGAACTTACTATTGCATTAAAGAGTATTGATAAAAAAGCTAGTGCTAAAGATCAGGCTGAAAGAGAATCAGCTGAAAAAATGCAACAAGAGCAAATTGAAGCTTCTATTAAGGAGAAACAAATGCAACTTAGTCATGATATGGAAGAAGCTGAGAAGAACCGTAGAAAAGATATTCTTATTGCTGAAATTAAATCTGCAGGCTATGGAGCAATGCAAGATATTAATGCTAATAAGCAATCAGATTATTTAGATGCTTTAGGCCAAATTCAAAAATCAGAACAATTTCAAGAAACTATAAATCTTCAAACAAGTAAAGAAGCTTCTCAAACAGCTAATAACCGTGAGAGAGCCCAAATAGAAAGAGAGAAAATGAGTACTTCAATGCAAATGAAACAGATGGATTTACAGATTGCCAAAGAAAATAAAAATAAATTTGATGTTAAAGGAAAAAAAGATGCTAAGAAGAAATAAATCTATAGCCATATATTGCCATTTATTTTTATTTTTATAGTATAAATTTATAATTTCTAAAGTTTATATCTGTAAATTTGCTTATATTAGTATAGACAATTAAACCAACAATTATGTCAGAAAAAACAACAACATCAGTTCATGAAGAAGATATTAATCTTGATGAACTATTAGGTACACCGGGAGCTGAAAATGTTTTAGTCCCAGAAAAAGAAAAACCTACTGTATTCAGTAGAAAAGAGAATTTAGGTTCAGAGTTCCTTGACAATATTGATGAAAAAGAAGAGGAAGAAGAAGTTCTTCCTACTAAAGATGAACAAGGGAATATCATACCAGCTCCTATTAAAGCTTCAACAGTTGAAGAAATAGATGCATTACTTAAACCTGTAGGAGATACTGATACTGAATCAGCTTCTAAAAAAGCAGGAAGACATAATGGTCTTATTGAATTGACTAAAAAATTGATTGAGAAAGGTCAGATTGTACCATTTGATGGTGAAGAAGATATTGAAAAATATACTTTAAAAGACTTTGAAGATTTATTTGAGGCTAATAATGTAAGAAGTGAAGAGAGTAAAGGTAAGATTAAAGAAGAAGTTTCAGCTGATTTCTTTGATTCTTTACCTGAAGAACTTCAGGTTGCTGCTCATTATGTAGCAAATGGAGGAACAGATCTTAAATCTTTATTTAAATCCCTAGCTGCTTCTGAAGAGATTAAGTCTTTAGATGTAGAAGATGAAGATTCTCAAGAACAAATTGTAAGAAGCTATTTACATGCTACTAAATTTGGAACTCCAGAAGAGATTGAGTTAGAGATTGAAGAATATAAAGATGGTGATAAATTAGGTAATAAAGCTAGACAGTTTAAACCTAAATTGGATTCTATGCAAGAGCAGATTGTTGCTAGACAATTAGAGCAACAAGAAAGATTACGCGTACAACAACAAAAACAAGCTCAAGAATACACTAACAACATCTATAAAGTCCTTGAGGCTGGAGAGTTAAATGGTATAAAATTGGATAAAAAAATCCAAAATGAATTATTTGGTGGATTAACACAAGCTAATTACCCATCTATGTCAGGCCGCCCTACTAACTTATTAGGTCATCTATTAGAAAAATATCAATATCAAGAACCAAACCATGCATTACTTAGTGAGGTCTTATGGTTATTAAAAGATCCAGAAGGATATAAAAATAAGTTAAGAGATGGTGGTAAAAAGGAAACTGTTCTTAAAACAGTAAGAACATTAAAAACAGAAGAGTCTTCTAAAAATACTTCAAGTACACAAGAAGATGAAACTGAAAGCAGAGTTAAAAAAGTACAAGGAGTACAGAGACCAACAGGATCCAACTTCTTTAAAAGATAAATAAAACAAATAAATAAATATAAACTAAAAACCCAAAACAAACACAATGTCAACTCCAGTTTTAAACAACGGTATATTCTTGCGTGACACAAACTACAATGCTAGTTCTCATGTAGATTCTTACCACTTAGTAAACATGCTTAAGGATGCTGAACCAATGGACATGGGACCAGTAGATATCTGGGCAATGTCTCGAAAAGTTGAAATGCCTTTATACCAATTATCATCATTTGGTGGTAAGAATGTTATCATGGTTGATAATGCTCGCGGTGAGTACAAATGGCAAACTCCTGTATCTCAGGATTTACCCTACATCTTAGAAGATATTGAACCAGCTAACCTTAACAAAGGTGTTGATGGTACTACCTTCAAGATTAAAATCAACAAACGTGAATTTGGTCATGGTGATATCATCACTTATGATAAATACAATGGTGTTGAGATGTACATTACAGCGGATGATATCTTACCTATGGGAGATGGCTTTATCTACACAGTACAGTTAGTTAACAATGATAACTACAAATATTTAGAGAATAAATATTTAACTCCACAAACTAAGTTATTCCGTAAAGGTTCAGCTCGTGGAGAATATGGTGAGAGATTCTCTGATATCCAAACTAAAGCAGGTTTCCGTGAATTCTACAACTTCGTAGGTGGAGCTGAAGCACATGTTCATTATTCAGTATCTTCTCGTGCTGACTTAATGTTAAAAGGTGGTATGAATGCAGATGGTACAGTTCCTGTAACTGAGATCTGGAGAAACTTTGATAAGAATGTAGATCCATCAATTTCTAAAATTGAGGATATTGCTTCTAAGATGGGTAAAGACTACTTAAAACGTGCTGTAGGAAATGGTACATTAACCCGTACTTTCTTAACATCAATGGAGTCTGCTCACTTAACTAAGATTGCTACTGACATTGAGACTTACTTAATGTGGGGTCATGGTGGTAGATTGAAGCAAGATGGTCCAGATGATATGCGTTTATCAGTGGGTCTTTGGAAACAATTAGATAACTCTTACAAACGTGTATACAACAAATCTAGCTTCTCTTTAGAATTGTTCCGTTCTGAGTTATATAACTTCTATGCAGGTCGTGTAGAGTTCCAAGGTCCAGATCCTAAGAGACAATTAATTGTTCAAACAGGTATGGGTGGTATGAGATTAGTAAATGAGGCTATCAAGCGTGAAGCTGTTAACTCTGGTTTAGTAATCCAAGCTGCAAGCAACAATGGTATTGGTGCTATCTCTGGTCAAGGAATGGACTTAAACTTTGGATTTGCTTTCACATCTTATGTGATTCCTTTCTTAGCAAATGTGAAGTTTGTATTAAATCCAGCATTTGATAACTTACATACAAATGATATTGAGAACCCAATCATTGATGGTAACCCATTAAGTTCTTACTCATTTGTTATCTTTGATATCACTGATACAGGAAATGATAACATCTTCATGTTGAAATTATCTTGGGATAATCAATTGAAATGGTGGTACCAAAACGGTACTATGGATTACATGGGAAGAACTCAAGGGTTCCAATCATCTGGTCAATTCAATGGTTACCGTGTGATGATGTCACAAACAATGCCTGCAATCTGGGTTAAGGATCCAACAAAGGTGTTGAAAATAGTGATGAGAAATCCTATAACCGGCGGCAGTTTCTAGTGATACCAAGGGTTTCAGAGCTTTTAACTAATGTTAATAAGTATTCCTGACAACTGGGTAATGTTCTTTGAAATAACAAATGAGTTTTGTAGATTTGTAGAATGAAAAAACTACAATCTACAGACTCAAGAGTTATAGAAGCTATAAAGCTCTATGATTCAGGAAGGGCTATAAAGCCTATTTGCAAATTACTTAAGATGGATGATCGAACCTTAAGAACATTCCTTTTAAAAGAAAATGTACTTAGAACACGATCAAAAGCTATACAGCAATCTAAGTTACAAGGATCTATTAATCATAATATTTTTGATGACTTAACACCAGAAGCTTTATATTGGATAGGCTTTTTGTATGCAGATGGTCATATAGAAAAAGATAGACCTAGAATATCTGTAACTTTATCTTCTATAGATCATGAACATTTAGTTAAATTGAGTAAGTTCTTTGGTGATAATATTACTATAAGAGTACTTGGTACAGGACATCATAGAGTAGCTTTTAGTTCTATTTCTATTTATGAGAAGCTGATAACTATGGGCTTTTCTAATAGAAAAACATATGCAATTATTCCACATATCACTTTAAAAACATCAAGAGATTTTTGGAGAGGGGTTGTAGATGGTGATGGTTGGATATGTAATAAAAAGCAAACAGCTCTGGGTTTGTGTGGTCATATAAATACAATACAAGCTTTTTTAAAATATGTAAATGATTCAGGTATATCTACAAAAGCTCAAGCTCATAAAGTAAAAAAAAGACAAAATCTATGGACCGTAGATTTACATGCAAATAAGGATAAAGCTGTTGCTGAGTTACTATACAAAGACTCAACAGTTTATCTCGAAAGAAAATATCAGAAGTACCAAGAAATAATAAATACATAACAACAACTTCTTCACAAGTTGAAATAGGCGAGGGATTCAACATCCTGGTGAAGATCTAAATATTAACTATAAAAACTAAAAACAGCTGATAAATCTAATGTTGCAACAAATGGACTGTTAACAGAAACTGTTCTTGCTATGAAGATTTATTTCTAAATAAATATTACCTTTACAATATAAACCAACAAAAAACCAACAACATGAGTATTTCAATTGTATCACTAGCTGAAACAGCTAAATCTGGTAGTATATCTATCAAACCGTTCTTTGACGCGAGTAAGAGTAATTTAGGTCTTGAAAAATATGGCTTAGCTTTATTTGATGGAATTTTCCATGAAGAACAGCTTGCCTGTATTGAAAGGAATGGTATCCAAAGATATATTACTGGTTTAAATGAGTATGCCCCTGAAGTAAAGCTTATTGCTAATGAAGAGGAAAAAGCTGCAAAGATTAAAGAAATCAGAACAGTTGTTTCTGAACTTGAAAGAGATTTAGCAGCTAACTTTATTAAAGTAGATGATCCTGATTTCTGGTCTAAAGTAGTTTTACTTAAGCCGGACAATCATGAATTCTGGAGTAAGATTACATTAAGATGTGGTAATGAGCCTGTATTTTTGGACCCAAAGAAAGATCCACATGACTTAATTAAGTTATATGCTATTGAAGCAGGTGGATTTTCATTAGTAGGAAAGAGTTATGAAGAAGCTAGAAGCCGTTCAGTTGCTCCTAAATTTTACTTAGATAAGTATGTAGAGACTATATCAACTAAGACAGAAGTTAGCAAATTGAAAAATAAAGCTATTTCTGAACTTACTAAGTTGTTTGATAAAAATCAAAACAAGCTTAGATATGTTGCTAAAGTGGTTGATGCTAACAGTGTACAGTACAAAAAATCTACACCTAATGATGTCTTATATGATAACATGGATAGATTTATTACAGGCCGTGGAGTTGAAACTAATATTAGTAGAGCTGCTCAAGCTTTCTTAGATGCTGCTAATGCTGATATGGAGACTTTAAAGATCCGTTGTATTATTAAAGATTCTATTTACTATAAGTTCATCATACCTAAATCAGATGGTTTTATTTATCATACAGAGAAATCTACAATGATGGGTAGAAATGCAGCTGATTGTTTAGAGTTCTTAAAGAACCCTTTAAATGATGACTTGTTACTTGACTTAACAAAAAAATTAGAAACACACTGGAATTTATAAACATTAAAAACTAATATTATGGCTGGCCAAATGAAAACCGCAAATAAGTGTCCTGAAGTAGTAACATCTCCTACTAGATATACTGGTGGAAAAAATGCTAATGTTACTGTAGTTACTAACCCTACCCGTTACAACGGTGGCTTAAACAAAGCTGCATGTGATGTACCTAATGGTAAATTAAAGAAATAATCATGGCAAAAGTAAAAACAAATACTCCAGCAAAGGTATCTAAAAAGGCTTCTGTAAAATTTACAGGGCCTCAAAGTAAAGCTCCAAAAGGAGCTGTACCGGCAATGAAAAAAGGGGGCTCTAAAAAATCTTGTTAATATGAAAAAAGCAAACGCAGCCGAAGTAATGAAACACTTCAATGATCAACAAGATAAGTTGAACAAAGGTGGTTCTATTCTTTCTACAGATTCTAAGATTTTGGGTGTGTATGGTAAGACAGTGGAAGGCAACTCTCCTAACAAGAAACAACCGCGTGTTGAGGTTCAACAAGTGTTTAAAACAAAACCATTTAACTTTGGATAATGCTTAATTCAGCTATTCTCATAAAAGTAAAACAGAGACTCAACAAGCTTGCCTCTAATGACTACGATAACATTGAGTCATGGCAAATTGTTGAGGCTTTTAACAAAGGACAGGTTGACTGGTGCCGTAGGAACTTACATGGATTAAATATTGTAAAAGAAGGTGATGAACAATCTACTAGGAGAATAGATGATTTACAGGTTTTACTTGGACCTTTACCATTAACCATGGTAAATAAACAAACATACTTTGAAAGTACTAATTTTCCTGCTAATTATTTACAGTGGAAAAGAGTATCCGTAAATGCTAAAAGTGATTGTTGTCCTACAGCTAAACCAATGATTGTTTATTTAGGAGAGGTAGCCAATGT